CTACGATTATCTTAAATAATCCGCATATCACTTTTTACTCGGCTGCGGTCTTGGTTGTGGTTTCTTGCGCTTACCTGATGGCATAACCATGCCTCCATTGTCATAAAAGTCACTACACCATATCACAATAAAAAGCCCCAATAAAGGGGCTTGTTTTATAAAACCGTTCCATCAGCTAGTCTTATGTATCCAGCGTCACGACCTTGCGCGTTAGCCGTGACCTTCGCAACCCCTGCGTCATACAGGTCTCCAGATATGCGCTGTTGTGCATAGTTAACAGCGGAGTTTTTATTTAGCAATCTAGCCGCGCCTCGCAATGTGCAGCTTTGGTCTATAAAAATAGAGCTGTCATTGCTTGCATTTGTCTCGTACAAGATAAGGTTAAACTCACCATCCCCATCAATGACAGAGCCGTTAACAATAGATACAGACTCGGTATTCGATATACTCCATGATGAGCCGCTTGAGCCACCCACTCCGGTTGTGAGTTTGCAGTTATCGATTATTAAACTTCCAACGCAGCTAGAAAAAATGTAGTTAAAGGTTGCTGCAAAGTTTCTTGTGGATTCAGCGCCATTAATGGTTAATTCATTAACACCACCAGCACGAAGGAATGCGCCGTTGTTATCCCAATTAGCAAGCCCGCACGAAATAATAACCTTACCATAGTTTCGATTGTTGAAGTTGGCGGCGTTTGTTATGTCGTCATTACCAACAACAGCAAGCAAGCCCCCTGTACCGCATTCAAGATTACCTTTAACAGTGACCGTTATATTGTCATGCTGGTCAACTATATCACCACTCGCTCTTGTGTCGTTCATTACAATTGCGCGAGTAACAGAAGATGTGTCAAGCACCCCGTCGGCTACGGAGATATTAACCGTCAAGTTTTTCCATACGCTCGCATTACCCGCATTGCCCGCCTCTACATTAGCAGATGCCGCCCCTATGCGCAGAGCATGAGCGTCTTTACTTCCTACCAGTGTACCGTTTACAGATACATTTTTAGATGATTGGTTTCTGCCTGCTTCTGCACTCTCTGGTGGAGGGAAAAAGAAAGCTAGAGCATCATCTCCGCCATAAACTACGCCGCCATTAATTTGCGCATCTTCCAGGTAACCAAAGTGAATGCCGTCACCAAATAATCCAGCGTCACGAGCATCTATATCTGGCTGGTCTACCTGCACACCTTTGCCCGACAAGTATAAAGACCAGCACCCGATTGCGCCTGATTGGTATTCGCTAATGTTTCTGATTTTGGGCTTAATCAGCCGCAAGCCATCAACAAACATTTGCCACATATACCCGCGTAAAGTTGTGCTTGTAGACTCATGTGTTAAATAAAAGCCATCCATATAAACGTTAGAGCCATAGTTGGGGAATCCCGCGTTAGTTATTCCGTTGCCTTGGAAATTCTTCTTGTGAACACAGTCATAGTTGAACACTCCAACAAAGTTATTGGGAATGGTCAATGTGCTATCAAACCTGTAAGAGCCTTTAGCGCCAACCACTGTTAGGCCGCTATCCCATACCGCCTGTATGATATCTGCATCATCTGTTGCGCCTAATCCGTCAGCGCCCAACTGCTTGTAGTTAATAGTTTCGCCTGCGAAAACCCACAGCCTACCGCTACCATCAACCAATTCTGCCGCGCCACGGTCTGATGGTTTTTGTGAAGGTGTTAAGCCTGTTGCGCTTGTTGCTTTCCATTGTGCACCGCCTGCATCGCCTGCAACACTGAATCCAGTTGTGGTTATTACGTCGCCTTCACGAGACTTGCGTATGCGCTCGATTAGCTGTTCTGTGGTGATTTCTTTATTTCCCACCAACACGCGACGCTGAATACCGCCATTAACTTGTTCGTCGTATTCGCCGGGTGTTACGTAGACAACAACAACGCCCTCGCTATCGGTCTGCTTTGCCGTGCTACCGTTAGCGCCTGATTCATCATCGAACAACGTTACCGCGTTGCCTTCGGTGTCAAATAACGACACTACTGCGCCAGCTATCGTGTTTTTCTCGCCTTCGTTTAGCTCGTTTAGAGCAACGACTTTGTGTGGTACTAGTGCCATTATGAGACCGCCCCGTATATTGTGCCTGTTTCTTCGTATGTTATCGTAAAACCGTTCAAATCGATAGCTTTACCCGCAGCGCCGCCTGACCTAGTTGTATCTCCAATACCCGTCTGCCCGTTTTGACCAAGATTGCCGCCATCGCCAGCTTTTGCCGCTCCACTAACACCACCATCGCCGCCAGTGGTAAAAGTGCCGTTTTGCCCGTTTTGCCCGCCAGCAGACGCCCTTCCTAAACCAACGAAGAAGCCAGCGCCACCGCCACCGCCTGCATTACCATCAACTCCTATATCACCCTCATCAACGAAAGCGCCACCGCCACCGCCGCCGCCACCGCCAATGATGTTAAGGTTTTTGAGGCGTATGTTTGCCTCTAACTGCAAAGCAGGACCGCCGTTAAAGCCAATTTCGTCAGGTGCGCCACCATCGCCACCTTTGCCTAATATAAGCCCGTTGTTTTGGATAAGTATCGGTGTAGTCAATTCAGGCCATCCGCCAGTCTTAACGCCGTACTCAAGTGGGTTAGAACTGCCAGCAACGCAGTTAGACTCGAAAATAAAGCGAATATCCAATCCAGCGTCAAGCGGGTCAGTTCCGTACACATCCTCGTAAACTTCGCGCAAGCTCCTGTACTCGCCGCTATCATCTGATTGCAACCTGTCAATTTCACCGCTAAAGTAAATTAGCCTCACATTAGGATCTTCTACATCCTCATCACCTGGAACCGCTTCGCCGTAAGTGTGCTCTAATGCTGTGTAGTTGAAGTTGTTAGATTCTCCCGCGCTTAACACCTGATAAGGTAAAATTGCGAAGCCTCCACCCGCCTGCAATATCAAGTCAGACTCCAATCTAATAGAGTCACCCGTCCACACATCAGAGTCTTTAGCATCCATAGATAAAATTATCTCTCTTGGCGCTTCTGCGAATCTGCGCCCAACTCTAGCGGCCATTAAGACCGCTGCGGTTTTATTGTCGCTAGGAATCCATCTACTGTGTACCGTTTTATATGCGCGTTGACCGTAGTTTGTTACGCTGCTTGTGTCTTCGCGCACGTATGATGAGCGGTAATTAGATGTTTCGTCTAAATCCTTTGTTGGGTTTATAATGCCGTAGTTAACAATAACCGTGCTTATACGCAAATCTTGGCGGTCTTTTACCGCCATAGAGCCTTGTATGATATTCGCTTGATACGTGTAAAGTTGCGAGTCAATAGGTGGTGGCTTTAATGCAACAAGCCTTATCATGTTAACGCGCTCATCATAATAGTAATAATGCGGTGCACTGTCGCAAAACTCTTGGAGTAAGTCTTGCACGCCCGTCGGCTCAGTTATTAATACACTGTATGTAGTATTAAATGCGTTTGAAACCTCAGCATTCCATTCTGGCAAACTTATAAATGACGGGTCAACACCTGCATAATTAACCATTAAATCATAACCGATATCGCTCACTGATTGCGTACTGTACTGCAAGCAGAGTTGAGCCGTGTCGTTTTCGCTATGATCGCTTATCTCAGTGCTGTAAAAACCCCTAGTTAAGCCGCTAAACGTATCACCTGAGCGCGTGGTGTAAAGTATTACCTCATCGCCTATGCGCACAATGCCGTTGCTTGCTGGGTATTCGTCATCTCCCACGCCAGCAGGTTGTAGCGTAAAGCTTGTGTCAGTTTCTAGTATATCGGCGCTTAATGAGCCGTTAGACTCAACAGGCGCTTTCGCCCTATCGTTACTAAGAAGCTTTAACGGGTCTTTCCCTGTGATTGAAACACCTGCACCAGTTTGGCTAAAGCTCTCAATGATATAATCGCGCTTAATGAAGTTAGATATATCAAAGGCATCATTAACAATGTAACCGCTATAAACACTTATTCTTTTACCTAGGTAATACGGGTTTTCTGCTCTCCATCTTGCCCAGAAACGCTGAGGATTAGAAAGCGAGCCCCATTCTGTAAAATCAACTGATTCAACTAGCGAAATGCTAGCCTTGGCTCTAACCCCGATACCGCCGCTTAAATCAATCTCAGCAGGATTCACGCGCACCGATTGCAGCGACGGGTTAGCCTTTAGGTATCTAGGAAGCGGGCTTCTGTTCTCGCAAAATCTATACGTGCCAGAATCAGCTTCTATTTCAATAAACCAGAAGTGCTCCTTGGTGTACTCCCTCTTGGCGTTATCGTATGCCACTTAAACACCTCTTACTGTAAATGAAAGGCCGCTGCGCTTTGTTCTCGTGCCGTTTTGCATTGAAGTCGCTATATCACCAGTTGTCTCACCAAAAGCAACGTCTTCGGGGTATTCCAATAAATTCCACGCAATGAAGAATGGGAATGTTTTTGCCGCTTCCTTGAATGCAGGAATGTTTTCCCTGTACCATCCATCATCTATATTTTGCCACTCGTATGTAGTTTCGAAACCACGACGACGAATCTGTCTACCTATTATCTCGCCAGACTCTGTGCGATTACTGTAATACTCTGTAACGTCACTATCAGTATAAGGCTGATGGCCATTAAAGAAAGGTCTTTGCATTTGTAACGCTGCACCTGCACTAATATACCCAATCTCAAAATCGCCCGTACCTGATATGGTAATCTTCAATCGCCTAACGTTAACTTTAGATAGTCGATGAAACATTATAGCCGCGTCAGTTGGCGGATTTTGACCGGGGAAGGTGGCCACAAAATCATCGCCACTATCAGTTGCGCTATGCTCAACGCCAACAACAGCGCCAAGTGAGCCTATATTGTGTGCACCTATGCAAACTGTATCTAGCAATCTTGCATCTGTTAATGTGAATATAATTTCGCCGCCATTGGTAAACGCCCATGATTCCCATGTATTCGGCTTTAACGTGTCAGCGCCACCAAGACCGTTATTAGTGGTTATACCTTGATTTATCCTCAATGTGTTGCGGTACAAGATGCGAGCATGATTGAGCGGAAAAGTGCCGCTAGTTGGCGTTGCTGGGTTTGGTGTTAATGCGATAGGTGCAGAAATATCATGCTCAGACTTTGCACCAATAATGCTAGCATTATCAACAGGTGCGACAGATTCAGCTACTATAATAGATGGATTGTTAATCGTACCAACTGATAAAGCGCTAAACAGCGAGGCATTATCCACAGCCTCAGCAGTTTGCGCCGATAGAGAAACCGGGTTATTGATGTTTGCAGGATTAAGCGCCACTAACTCGCTAGGAGAATCAATCTCATTGGCTGTTTTTGCTGACAAATCACTAGGTGCATTAATATCTGCCTGATTCTTACTAACAATAACAACGGCGTTATCAATGACTGATTCGTTTTCTGCCGATAACTCACTAGGCGCACCAATATCAACCGAAGCCTTAGCGGGCAACGTAGAAGCGCCACTAATAAACCCAACATCCTCAGCCGTTAACGGATTGACTCCATCAACTGACTGAGTCGGGTTAGCTATCGGGCATTTGCGCGTTTTGGCTACGCTAAACTGCGTTGGTATCGCCATAGGTTACTCCGCGCAAGGTGGTTCGATTGGCGATGCTGGCTGTGGCGTTAATGGCACTGGTGGTGTAGTTGTTACTGGTGCTTCTGGTGTTGGACAAGGCATGTTACCCTCCGTTTACTTTAAAGTTGTAGCCATCGCCAAGCGCCTCATTTAACGCAGGCACTAGCGCTCTAGCCATATCATCCATACTACCATAACCTCCAGTTACGGCAATGCTGATATTGCGTTGCGCCTCTTGGGGGACAGATGACTGTCCCGCATTCGATGTCGTATTGACAGCAGGTACGCCGCCGCTAGACGTTAAGGCTGAACTTTTACCGCTTAACACGCTGGCTCCTTGAGCTAACCCAGTAGCTGCAATCAAAGCCGCATTAGCCGCCCCATAAGCGCCGATGGTAGCCGCCATTGGCGGCCCTGCAATTGGGCCTAATTCAGCCAGCGCTCTAGTCTGTGCAACAAGCGTGTTTTGCGTATTCTGAGCAAGCGCCAAACCCTTACTAAGAATAATCGATGCAAGCGCCGCCGCTTTAGATTCACCCGCAAACATATCCAATAAGCCGATAGCGTTTTGTATTGCTGAGTTTCTAAAGTTGGAAACGGTATCCTGATGCCTTTTCTCAATAGCCGTTCTTTCGGCGGTTGTTTGCGCCGTCTTGTCTATTAGCCATTGCTGATGCTGAGCAACCCTTTCCTTTTCTAATGCGTCATACTCTTGCTTTGTGACAAGTTGTGCGTCAAGCGCCTCTCTTAATTGCTCACCCTGAGTTAAAAATGCCTCTGCCCTTAACTGTTGTTCTGACATTAAGTCTTCGCGGATGCGGTCAAGATTAGATCCAATTCCTTCTTTTTCTTGCTGCTTCTCTTGGTCTTTCTTCTTCTGATTCGCCGCTATCTCATCAAGCAAAGCTTCATAGTTTTTCTGAGCCTGAATTTCATCCTTGATTGCCTGCGCCGCCTTCTTGCGAGCCTCAACGACCGCCTCCGCCCTCGCCTCTTCTGCTTCTATTGCGTCAAACGCTGTATTGATAGCTTCAAGTTGAGTTTCGGTCGCGCCTTTTTCGGTAGCCGCCTTTACTGCCAGTTGCCTATCAGTTTTTCCAATAGCATCAGCCTGAGCCTCAAATGCAGAAACGAGTGCGTTTACCTCTTCCGCTTGCTTGTTGGTCTGCTCAATAGAGCCATCAACCATAGAGTTATATAAATCAAGCGCTTCTCTTGATTTCTCGTATTGATTATTAAGGTCTTTAAGTTTTGCTTCTTCCTCAACAATTGACTGGTTAAGCTCTCTAATATTTTTCCCGATACGGCTTCTAGCCCATTGAGTTTGACCAATCAGAGTCAACCTATCCTGTTCGCTTTTAAGGGCTTTCTTGTCGGCTGCAATTTGCTTTTCAGTTGCTTGAATAGTGCCGTATATCTCGTTCTTTTTATTCTTTTCTTCTTGCGCTAAAAGTTTAGCCTCTTCGGCAGATAGAACCTGTATTTCCGCAAGCTCTCTAAGTTTATCAATGAGGTCTTGAGTTTTATCTTCGGTGTCGAAAAGAGAAGGAAGGAGAATGCCAGCGAATGCAGCGCCCAAACCAGCCACTGCCCCCACAAGCGGAGCGCCTAGCACTATACCTAAATCAGCAGCCTGTGCAGATAGCGCGTTAAATACGTTTTGACCGCCTTGAATCTGCCCAACAAGTTGCTGAATCTGAATGCCAGCAGCGCCTGCGCTCTTGCCCATAGACTGAAAGCTTGAGCCGCTTTTCTTCATGGCTGCGTTTGCTTTACCTGCGCTTACATCGGTATCTTTAAACGCTTTTTGGAGTTTGGTTAAATCCTCTACCGCTCGTGTTTTTGCTGTTGCTACGCCGCTGGCATCAACCGTAATATCAAACTCAACACCACCGACTTGCATTGTACTCATTTAGCTAAACTCCTCGGGGTTTTCGTTTATCATATCGGTTAACATTTTGGCTTGGTCTTCACTCATGCCTGCAATCTGTTGACGCGGTCTGCTTGCGTTGTACCACTCGCCAACCTCATCCGGTGACATTGACCAGAAATCACCAGGGGATAACCCTAGTTTAATGCACTGAGAATAAAGAGAGCGCCAAGGGAAGGCGCTTATTTCTTTTTTTCAGTCTTGCTCACCCTCTCGGATGATTCAATTTTAGGTATGAACAACTCAGAAAGCGCTCGACCTTCTTTAATTAGCGCCTTATTCCCATCTTCCATGGGGTTGTTCATTAGCTCGGCGTACACTTCTTCTTCCGTGATATTGTGACAGCCACCAGCGTAAAGAAGCCATTGCACCATTTCAGCTAGCAATGAGATAGGAGGTACGCCGCCCATACTCATTCGCGCATTGGTTACAGCAGCATTAAAGCCGTTGCTTTCCATGAGCTTAATAAGCTTCATGTTAACTTCGCAAGTGTACTCTTTCCCTTTCCACTTTATTTTAACTGAATCGTTAAACATATTAAGTAGCCGCCGTAAACGTTGGAGCACCAGACCACGCAATTTCCATTTCGTATGTGCCTAATTCTTCGTGCGGGTTGCCTTGGCTAAAAGAGGTAATAAATACATCACCTGACAAGGTTGAACCGCCATCAGGCCATGTGATTGTCATTGCGTAAATGTTTTGTCCATTAGCAACGTTGGTTTCGATTGTTGCTAATAGTGAAAGGTCTTTAGCTTTACCGCTAATTGACATTGTACGGTCAATGCGTCCAGCCTCTGAATGGTACTCAGCATTACCGCCTGATGTATCATCAGTGGTATCTAAGCCTGTAATTGAATATGAAAGGTCTTTAGTGATTACACCCGCAAGAGTGGCCCCTCCAAAGCTCGTGATTTTAACTGCTCGACCTAACCAGCCGCCGCCTACTGACATAATATTACCCTCGTGTAAAAGTTAATGACTATAATAACCCCGATAAGTCAACTAGTAAATAAATGGTCAGAGTTGTTAGCACACATCGACAGAATAACACAGCACTTGGAATGTGTAATACCGTCTGTTTTGCCCTGTCCTGTATTCACCCATAACGTCTTGCGTCACGGTTATCTGCGTTCCATCGCCAACATAAAAGTTAGCTTTGACATACTCAAGCGCCGCCACTGCATCGTTGAATAAAGCATTCAATTCTTGCTTAGTTGCGTTTTTACCACTGAATAGCATAACGCTAACCGATACCTGTCTTACAAATGCGTCAACGGGTCGGCCTTCTTGCCTGCAATAGATGATAGGCTCATCAATAGTGAATGGCTCAGTTGCTTCATCCCACTCAATCGCCGGATTGTAAGTAGGTAGCGCATTTGTGCGTATAAAGTCGCGTATAACGTCAGCGTGTCTTATGTTCATTATTTAGGCTCTATCATGTTTGCAAAAAGCCGCACAGCTTGCTCACCCTCTTCTTGCCATGCAATATTCATCCAGTTTGGTTTTGCGTCAGCGTTGTAGCCGCCACCTTTTTTACCTAGTGAATTAGGCGGTCTAGGGCTCCAATCTGTGCGCTCATGCAAAGCCGCAGCGTAATCGGTGTAATAGCCATATGTTAAGCGCCAACCGTTGCCATTATCTCTAATACGATAACTCCTAGACTGCCTAAGCGCGCTCGTATCTATTGGTGTATATTCGTCAGCATGGCTCGCCAAGTGCGTATACATGGTAAATAACCCACGCTCTACGTCTTTAGGTAAATCCTCAGTTAGCGCCTTGTTTATCTTACGCGCTACGTCAGAAGGTGATTTTCCGGCTTTGAATGGCATCGTTAACCCGTAAACGATTCATATTCTGTTATCTGACCGCGAATACCTGTGCCAAAACCAGTCTTACGCACCTTCTCCGCATTGCTTGGTGGCGTTGCATCCATAGAAGTACCGAAAACCACATAAGCATCAAACGGTATTTGCACAACGCTGTAAATGGACGTTGAAGGCTGAAACTCTACACCCTCAGCATCACGCTGCATTGATCCGCCCGTCATGTATTCGCATGATATGGTTTGCGGCGCTGAGTATGATTGATTCGCGTATGGGTCGTTAGGGTCGTAACCGCTTTCAGTCCAAAACGTTACCTTGTCAATCATGTGGCGGGTTGCTAGGCTCATAACTCACCTGTCACTTTGAAAAAGAACAAAGGCTCGTCGCTAAACATTGCAGCAAAAGAAAACATCGCATCCGCTAAATCAAGCAATAACTCGCAAGCCCAATTCCTTGCAGATATTTCAGGGCATTCTGAATAAGGTTGATTGACGTATATTGGTACAAAGCCATACATCAAGCCTTTGTGAGTCCACTCTTGTCCGTACTTGCATTTTAACGACATGGCTTAATGCTCCGCGCAAATCTCAACGGTTTACTGAATAAACCGATTATACACTCACCAGCAGGAAGTGCCGCTAACTGTTGTCCGTAGCGCGTTGATTCAAGCCCTTTTCCGCCAAAGAAGCCATAAGACGCGCTAGCGCCTTGCCTTGTGGTTTCGCTTGTTACGCTGCCACCTGATGACATTTCTATCATGTGCGCAACGGCTAGCGACACAGCCAAGTCTTGCATATCTTGATTGTAGTTAGACAAACACGCCTCAGCGTCATCGAACATAGCGCCATACAGGTCTATTTGCGCATCTGTTGCGCTTGGTAATAGCGCTTTAACTTTGTAGCTTGGTATGACGACGGCCATTATAATCTTTCCACTGGTCGGAGTTGTTTGTGTATGACTAGTGTACTATATTCGGGGCTGAATTAACAAATTGGAGATTGATATGGCATGGACACCACCAACCATGACTAAAGAACAAATGATTGATAGGGACATAGTAAACTTTATAGAGTATCTAAAAAATGAGTATGGCATAACTAGGGTCTTGCCAAGCATAAAAATAAAAGATGGGGAGATTGTCATTTACGGTGGCTATACTGGGATAGCAATTAGTAGCGATGGTAGCGTTGTTTACGAGACTAAATAAAAACCCCGCACTAGGCGGGGCTTGTTCTTACTTTTCGTCAGCCTTCGGTTTTGAGGTTTTACGTGTCGTCTTTTTAGGTGTAGCTACTTCAAGCTTTTTATCACCCGACTCACTTTCGACCTTTGGAGGGGTGATAATCTTACCACCCATACCAAACACGCGACCTTTAGCGTTAGCCATTAGATTTCCCGCGCATACAGAACGCCCGAGCGTCCAGCCGTATCCGCTTTAATAAGCAAGCCAGCAGCGCCCCAAGTAACGAAGTTATAAGGGTCGTTAAACATATTACGCACAACAGGCTGCGTATTAACAGCCATACCCACTTGCAACTGAACGTATTCATCAGAGTTAGCCCATGCTAGGAACTCGTTACCACTTAGCTGCGAGCCGTTAGATTTAACGATGTCAGCAACACCTGGAATATTACGCAATGCTTCAAGCGTGTTACGGAATTTTGAGTCCGCAGTACCTGTGCGTAGTGCGTTAAACCAGATTTCAGAACTTACCGCGAAGGTGATGTTCATATCAACGTTGTTAGCTGGCCCTTGTAGCGCTGTTAACGCTGCAATGATAGCCTTTTCAAAGTCTGCGTAAGTTGCAGAAGCCGAGGTTAAGTCAACGTTTACACCTGCCGCGCCCAACTGCAATGATTGCGTGTTAGGACTGTTCTTCATGCCGTAAGCCTGAGCGCCTTTGTATTGAACATCAGCAACGCCGTTAAGCGCATGGTCGTAGATGCTGCGACGCACAGAGCGAACAGTGTTTGCTTGGTCATCCTGCAATGCGTCAAAGTCTTCACTGCGCATTGCTTCAACTTCACGCCATTGACGGCCAAATGCGTCGTCGTGAATCAACACTAGTGCACCGTCGTAATCGTAAGCTGCACGGTCTAGCTTGTGCGCTTGACGACCGCTGATAGTGGCTTGTGCCGCGCCAGAGTCAGACGCTTGTGCGTACTCAGCAACGATTTTGCCAACAGGCAGTGAGCGAGTCGGTAGCAATGAAACGATGTTAGCACCTTCATCACCAGCCATTACGCGCTTAATCGTGCGGTCGAAGTCGCGGTAAGTGTCTTGTGGTACACGACCAGCGTTAGCCGCTAGAAACGAGTTACCCATCAAGCCAGCAGATACAGCCTCGCCGATAAGGTTCGCTTCACGGTTGCCGTGAAGTTTACGCATATTAACAATTTGGTTGTATTGCGCTTTTGCATTGCCAGAGTTAGCAATGATTTGTTTATCAAGATATAAGCTCATTACTTACTCCTTATTTCACGTATACGCGAATTGAGCCAGCGCTACCAGTGGTAGTTACAGCCTCGTCAGCGTATGCAATTACGTTAGTGCCAGCACCAAGCGCAACCAAGTTACCAGATGCGTCGGTGGTGAGCGCGTCGTCTTTAGCGATAGTTTGACCTGCCGCTAGCGCCATTTCGTAGTACTCACCCGATTGAGGTCGAGCGCCTTGTACGGTTTCACCTGCCGGGTAATCTTCTGTAACCTCGCCAAGAACATTCTCTAGCGCGAAGTAAACCATGCCTTCTTGGTCAGCACCAGCTGCCGCAAATGCGCCAGATGATACAACCAAAACTTGGCGTGGGCTGATAACTTCAGACGCAGGAAATTCCGTTACGTCAGGATGGCTCTCAGCAGGGCCAATATAAACTATGTTTGACATTACCAATCCCCTTATTCTGGAAGTGTGTCAGATAGGTAAGAATCGTCAGAGTTGCCCTCTAACGATTGCGCACCCGCTAAACCAAAAGCCGCTGGCTTTGGTAGCATTGCTTTAAGTGAGTTAACCGAAAGCGCTTTGATTTCAGACTCAGACAATTCGATTGAATTAGCTTTAAGCTTTTCAGCCAGCTTTTTCTTTTCTTCCTCGTCTTCGTCGTCTTTCATGTCTTTCATAGCCGCTTTCACAGCCTCATTAACCATGGCTTGCACGTCGGGCTGGCTCTGCTCGCCCTGTGCGGTTGTTTCGGCGGCATTCGCCTGTAGCATTGACTCGTAAGCCTCTAGCATTGCGGCATCATCCATATTGGCTGTGTCAATACTGTTAGCTTTGAGTTGCTTCATAATATGCTCTTTGAACATATCTTTGCCCTCGTCTTGGTTTGAAGTTAAGCCCACAAATGGACTGGTTAGAACACTTTTAACACCCGAAGAAATGCGCTCCCAAATGGTTTTACGCTTCACTTCTTCCAGTGTGTCGTCAATCATTACGGATTCACCATCACGCATGTATTTAACCATGTAAGACGTTTCACCGTCCTCAAATACTGCGTAATCGTCACCGAAGTCATTAAGCCATACGTGCTTTTCGTTGCCACCAAACTTCTTTTGTATCTCAGCTTGGAGCGTTTCACGTAGGTCATTAAAAGATTGGTTTACGTCTAGCACGGCAGTATTAACTGATAACTGTTGACCGTCATGCTGTACGTGTGTGAATAGATTTGCATTAACCATCATGCCTACACCGTCGGCTGGTGTGGCTGCACCGTCTTCGTCAAGTAAAATCGCATCGTGGTCGAACACATACCCCACAGCCTTCCAAGCGTACTCTTTGCCGTTATCAGAAACGCCTTGCTCATTAACACGATTAAGCAATACGCCTGTGCTTGTGTGAATCGGCTGGTTAGTGTCGATAGCCTCGATTAGTCTGCGCCCACGCTCTGTTTGCATGGCGGTATCAACGTGGATATGCTTTTCAACATAAACCCTATGCCCATATTGCTCGCACTCGACACGCTTAACATTCTTGTTAAACACGCCGCACTGATAGTACAGAATTCCGTCAGGGCTGTTTGCAGTGATGAAGTTACCTTGTGCATCGGTTGGGTGCCCAATGGGTGCGGGAGTATCTTCAAGGCTTGCATAACCTTTTTCGATTTCCTCAGCTGGGTATAGGCCGCCATTCATTACCACGTTATCCGGCAATGTATAACTAGGTACAATATACACCAAATCGCCGCGCTCGTTACGCTCACGACGAATTGCTGAGTTATTTACCCTATTAACTATCGTTACTAATTGCTTTGTCATAGCCATAAATACGGTTATTTTTCACTATGGTATCGCGTATGGGTTGTGGGGTCAACAACTGGTCAGAGTTGTTGCGGATGTGTTTATGGTGTAGGTTTGGTGAAGGTTTAATTTGGAGATTGAGATTGTGAGATACAAAGTAAAAACGCAAATGATAATGGAAGAAACCCTATGGGTTGAAGCTGATAACGAGGATGATGCGAAAGCAATGGCTCATGCAGAAGCTTCTTATGTTGATGGCAGTTGGTACGATGCTGAGATTTTGGAGGAAGAAGAATGAACCTAAAAACCCCAAAGCAAGTCATCAACATGCGCAAGAAAGCTAAACAGGCGGCTATTGACGAAACCAAGCGTTTACAGCAACGCCGCCTAGATGCCGATGAGCGTAAATTTTTAAATGAGTTTAGGGAGGTTTGGGAGTGAGTGACAAATGCGCAAGAATAATATCCGGAGCCATATTCGATTACAATCAAATGATTCTAGGTAAGCCCAAGGCTGAGTTTTCTCCATTAATTATTTTGGATAGAGAACAAATCGAGCAACTCCAACACTTCGCCAAACAAGGCGTTAAGGTTAGGTTGAAATGAGCATTAAGAAAGTAATCGGGTATACTGGTTTGATTTTGGTTTTCCTTTTCGTCGTTGGCGTGCAAGCTTATGAATACGGCCTAATTGCCGCCATCTTAAATTGGGTTATTGTCGCATTTATATTCGCTATAATTATTTACTGCATAAAGCTCATTGAGGAGAGTTGATATGATTATAAACCATATCAAAAAGCATGGATTTAAAGTTACTTGGTGCAAGCTATTTCATAGCTATAAGTGCTCAGAGTTTGCTTTTAAAAGCATAAGAGTCTCGCCCTGCGATTTCTTCGATGGTGTAAATGACTATGTGGCAACGTATGAGGTTAAATGCAGTTGCGGCTGCTCATACGAGCAATCATTCTTAATTCTTGGAAAAAGCGAGTATTTCCCTGAGGGCTGCCCTGACATCTACGGGGCGCAAATAAAAGCTAGAAACTCAACAAGAATGGAGTTGGTAGGGAAATGAGCTACCAACATCAACTAGCAATCGAATTTATGAGCAAGCTATCTGCAAGCGTTGTGATATATCAATGTATGCAGGCAGAGTACAGTGAGAATTGGATAGATTCAATAAATGGCGAATTCGACAAGACATACGAAGAAATTTACGGCTATTTGCCGCATGGGTGTTGATATGAAATTCACACCATTTAACGAACCCGTGCCCAACATAGACTACGAATATTCGCCCCAACAAACAGTAAGCGATACTGCAAATAGAATGATGCGTGATTTTTACGAAGAGTTAGAGGGCGTAATATGTTGCGCAATGGCTGCCGGAGTTAGCGCAAGCCAGATAATCATGACGGAGCCAAAAATGATTACGAATGGATATGAGGTAAAGATGGTGTGCAATATAAGTTTCGAGGGGTTGATCTAACCCCTCGTTTTCTCCTTATGCATAGCAAAGAAAGCCTCACCTCTTTTGCGCTGTCTTTCAATTAATTTCTTTTGTGTTGGCTCGCCGTTAACAAATACCACTTCGACAGTGGAGCAAAGGCAGTTAATTAAGTTCGCGCCTTCATTCTGCCATTCTCTTTCATCTTCGAGTGTGTATATCTTGCCATGCCTTGCAGCGTGTGAAGGTCGTGTGTTTTCCACTAGGGCAGACACATGCATCACGCGCACCTCCAAGCCCAATCTATCTCTAACGTCTTTCGTTTCCTCGTAACGCGCTTCTTTGAATGAGTTATTAACCTCAGTCCTCGCAATACGCAAAGCCCGATAACCCTGAATCTGGTCAAACGTCTTGCGAATATCACGCGCAATTGTGCGGGGCGATTGACCTAATGCCACGCCTTCACCAAGTATGCGCCCTAAGTCATTGGCAGATTGGCCAGCGAACCCTTTCATGCTTTCAAAAGCCCTAGCCGCAATAATCTCAAAGCGTCGAGCGTATTCTGGCGAAGTTAACACGCTATCAAGGTGCATGACCTCTGCTATGTTTGGCGCTGCCGATTCTGCTGCTTTCTTTAGTCGTGTGAAAGCCTTAGTCGTACCCTCTTGCCATGCCTTGCCTAGGTATTGACTAAGAAACCACCCACGATTAAAACCGTCTAACTCTAACGCCTGATAAAACAACGCTTGCAACTCATCGAATAAACCTGCAATGCGCTGCGGGTTAACATCGTAGTTGTACCGCGTCTTGTTAACCGTTATCGACTCAACAGGGAAACTATCAAGAATAGCTAAAACAGGTTTGCGTAGTCGCTCCACGCGCTTGCTTATGTCAACTTTTGCGCGCAGACGATTACCAGCCTGCCCGGTCGGGTCTTTTTCTAGTCTGGTTGGTACGATTTTTTGCGCCATGGCTCAACTGGTCTAATCTGTTAATTGGTATTAGTGTACTACACTGTGCTGGATTTAACTAATTGGAGAAGATTGTGAAGAAAGTTATCGTTGAGGTGCCAGAAGATTACACCAGAATTCGTTACAGTAGAAAAGGTGATGAATGCTCTATGTATTACGCAAAAGAAGTCAGCTTTACACCTGAGTCGAAAATACAACAACCATCCGTACCGATTCAGTTTGTTTGGCACGATGGATGTCTTTACCATGAAGATTCATGCCGAAACATGGAGCTACCAATAGAAGAAAACTGCACCGTCGAGCAAATCGGCGCTGTGCTTTATGTGAGGGGTGAGTGATGTTTAAGGTCACAGAAAAGGCGATGAGGCCAGCGTCACCAAATAGAAACTGCTTTTATTGCGGCGAGCCTGTTGGGGGTACGCATAGGGATTCTTGCGTACTTATAAATAGAAAAGTAAAGGTAAAGGTTTCTTTTGAAATGGTTATTAATGAGCCTGCGTCATGGGATAAAGAGTTTATAGAATATGCTAAAAATGAAGCCTCGTGGTGTACCGATAATATATTGAATGATATATGCGAAAAGGCAGATAGCGAGGGATGCTCTTGCGGGTTTGGAAGCGTAGAGGTTTTAGAGTTGACGGATGATGTATTTCTGGATGAGTAGTGGCGGTTGTCGCCACTACTCTTTACCCGGAGATTTGGGCTTCCCTGTTGGTTTTCTTGGCGTATACCCTTGGTTAACTATCAATCTCACCATCCCCACCATCGTCAACCACTTCTTCAAACTCTGGCTTTTTCTCATAACCTGCAATCTCAAGCATCTGGTTAGGGTTAAACACCTCTTGCATGGTCTTGGTGTTAATCTCAGCCATTTTCAGCGCTAGATTAAGTTTAGCCTCGTCACCTGCTGCGGTTAGGTCATCAAACTCAACTATCTTGTTCGCACCGTCGTAATCAGTGTATTCGGTTAGCCATTCAAGCATTGAATACATTTGCATTAACAGGTAGTTTTCGCGGCGAGACTGTGCGGTTTGTTTGTCGATGCCTGTATCTTGCTCACCTGCTAGTACGCCAGTCTGAGCACCTACCAATCCCTTAGCAGACCAGCCCCGACCTGCTGCAACGTCTTCAAGCGCTATCTGACTAGCCTTATCGATTGCTGCAATAGAGCCGCTGTCTCCGATGCCCTTTAATTCCATGCCGCCTAAGTATGGCACAGCGTCAAAGCTATCCTGCATGTCTGTGATAGCCTGAGTCAGGTCGTCCATTTCATCATCACTTGGAGCGCTACCCGAAGTATCAGCCGCAGCTTGCAATACCGCTCGCATAGCTGCCTTTTTCCAGAAGCCCTCTGCACCTGCACCGCGCACCTTTTCCCAATCCATTAAAGCGTTGTAGATAGGCTCTAGGCATGACTCGCCGTAGATGGTGTTGCCCACTGCGCCCTCATTCCATATCCACACACGGCTATGGTGGATAGTCATTTGCTCTGTTCCGTCGCGCTGGCTTGATTGTCTTACACCGTTTTGCTGATAGGTGTAATGAAGCGGCATTCCATAACGAGGCGATTGCGGGTCAAGGTCGAGATTACCTGGTATTAATTGCCCTTCCCACGCTGGCATCAAATCAATGATGTTATCCATGGTCGTACGCTGCATGGGCTTGTCAAGTGTTAACCCATCAGCAACGCGCACGATAACACCCGCGTAATGACCAACGGACTGCATGTCATCAACCTGTCGAAGCTTAGGCCACATTTTAAGGCGCTTGGCAAACTGTTTAAATTGCTCGTCTATTTCGTCATCGTTAATCTTAACCATTGGCGGCGTTAACCAACACATATCAATCGGACGCTTAACCGCTGCGCGAGCTAAACCGATACGGCGATACACTGAGTAATAAAACCAGAAATCAAGCGCTAACGGATAACCATAATCGCTGTAAGCCTTGCCGTGCTTTGTGCCTGTGAAGTGACCTACACCAGAATAAAACGGCAAGCGCTTCAATGCTGAATTAAGCTTTAATTGCCCCGTCGTGGGCTTAATGTGTGGTTTCATGCTATCGAATCCGGTTAATTTTTACCTAGTGTATCATTTATCTTCGCCGCCTGCCTACGCGGATTGTTGGGCGTGTGGTTGTATGCGGTTTAATAAATGCCTCTTCTATTGCGTCTATCATAACATCAGTTTGGTCGTCGTGCTTGTGCGAGTCGTCATGGCTGAAGCTAGCAACTTCGCTTGTAAACTCGTAATTATGCTCATCACCGTAAGGCAAGCAAACCTTTCTTGCTGCGTGGTGTGGAGCTGCATCCATGGCTCTTGTTAGCTTGTCGCGCTCACGCTGCACCGCAACAACTGGGAACTTAACTCTCGACTTGGTTTCTTGTATAAGCCCTGTGCCGCTAACTTTATCCTCAACAAGCGCATATCTAACATTGCCAAGTTGCCCACCGTTTTTGGCGTGTGAGGCATTACAGAAAGATTCAAACTCTTGCCGCAATCTCTTTGCCTCCATCTTTCCGCGCAGGTAGTTTAATCGGTATAACTTGCCATCATAAACGCCCCATTCAGAAAATACAGTCCAGTCGTTCCACTCGTTTGTCTTTTGCGCCGTATCTACTGTTATGAATCTATACTCATAATGCTGAGGTGTTGCTAAATCTGCGCTTTCATCGTCACCATAATACATAAAGTCGTCTGCGCTAAATATGCCGCCGCCTAGCGTGTCGGGGTCTTGCATGTACTGACTGGTAAATGTGTATGGATTAGCATCTCTTAGATCTAACAGGTCTTTCAGTGACTCCTTGGCTGGCCAGTAAGACCATTGACCGTTAACGGGGTCGTGGTTACACACGTCGCGCCTGCACCTTTCCTGCAATTCTTTTGTTGGCAGAGACTGGATATACTGCTCATCAATTAATGCGGGTATCTTTATGTGCGAGTCGATAGTCAAGCCCATGCCGCCAGACAACAAGAAAGCCGTTGAATCATCAATGTGCCCTCTTTGCTGAATAAATGCGAATGGAGTCCAATGGCCAGCTCTACGCGAGCGAAGAGTATTAATCAATCGGGTGTGTGATTTCTTGCGCTTAGCGTCACTAAATAGGTCGTCCATTTTGTCCCAGTCGTCAGCGGTTATGTATCCGCTAAAGCCGTCAGACATATAACCACCGCGAACACCTGTTATCTGTCCACCCGATGGCCTACTGAATATTTGGTGTATGCGTTTTCCGTCTCGCTCAATAGTCCAATCGTCTACCTTATCCTTGCCAACCTCAAACGGGTAAAACTCTTGAAACTCTGCCGCTTTCACTAAGTCCCTTGAACGTGAGCTATTCTCATTAACAAGGTCTTTTGAATATGAAGTGTTAAGTATCCTAACTCGTGGGTACTTGACCATGGCGTACACAGGCAAGTGAATAGACCAAAATTCTGTTTTGGAGCCGCCAGGTGGGATATTGATTATATTATTCTGAGATTCATCGTTAAGCATTCTCTCAGCTATATAATTGTAATAGTGGTGATGCCAGTTTGCTTTAAATGAATCCATTTGCGTTATGTTGAACCATAACGATGTGAAAGCTAGCGGGGATTGCTCGCCCGCCGCCGCCAATGCTACTTTTTCTCGTAGGGATAGAGATTCCCAGTTGATAGGTGGTAAGGCCACATCAGTCCGTTAGCTTATCTACTAATGATTTGACTATATCACTATCTACCGACTTAGGCGATAAACTCCCATCACTCGACTGATGGTCTAAACTCTGCTTATCCTCGTAACCGAAGTTAGCTTTAAGTATGTGCCACTGTCCGGGTGAGTAGGTATCTTTATTAACCACCTTCTTGTTAAGCCATGCCTCTATGAATAGCGTTGCTCTATTTGCTTCATGCGCGTATTCAGGGTCTTTTCTGTAATCGAATATAGACTGCTTAGAAGAAAAACCCAAATGAAAAGCAAGACCAGCAATACTAGGCGCTTCATCTTGTGCCTTACACTCGTCAAAGTATTCCTCAGACTTCTCTTTAAACTGCTCTGGTGAAAGCATCTTCTTTCTTCCTCTGCGCTTGCCATTGTGGGTAACTTCAACCGTACCCACTCTGCAAGTCTTGCTGCCTGATTTCATATAGAAACCACCTTGTACCGACCTTTACGCTTATACCTCAAAGTATGCACACCAAGTAAGCGCATGTCGTGAACGAATTTACGAGCCTGCTTTGGGCTTATGGGTTGACATAAACCGTTAATCGTAGCCTCACCGCCGTAAAATGTCACCGTTGTAAATGATTCGTATGTACCGCACTTCTCACCGAACCGATAGAGGCTAACTATCGGTGTGAACATTAGCACTCCACTATGGTTAATACGCCAGTATCACAGTCTGAGCGTGTTGCGGTTTGCCAAGACCAGTGTACTTCATGACGGCCAACAGTCTTGCCCTCAAAATAAGCCTGTAAGACGTTATCGCTAGAAGTGGGTAGCGTAACGGTCGCACCTTCGCAAGTGACCGTTAATCCAGTTATAGGCTCACCATTAAGCCACCCGCTATCAATGGTGTATGTGTAATTGCCAACTTTTCCGACTGGCAACGGTTTTTCATAAAGTTGGCTCATACTTCACCTATGCGAATGTAATGGCTAAACTGTTAACGCTCGACGTTTCACCGCTAATGTAGTTGGTGGTTGAAACAATAACGTCAGCGCCACTTGTACCAAGCGTTAAATCGTACTCGGTAGAGCCATCGATTAGTTTTGCGTTATCCGCCGTGCCCGTTGCGTCAATCGTATCATCTGCAATCGCGTTGGCTGTCACCGTGCCATTAGATGCTGCGCCGAAACCCGCTAACGTATGCGTTGCGAGCACAGTAGACCCCTCGCGAATCTCAAGTGTTGCATCTGCGTAGCGTGTCGCTAAGTCGTTAGCTAATGCGTTTAATTCTGCTGTGTTTGGTGTTGCCATTTTGTCACCCGTTTATGTTGTTTGATAGTATCGGCGCGTTGATATTGTTTGACAATACGCGCTGGTTAATGTTCGTTTCTTTATCGACTATTATCGCAATTCCACCAACAATAGCAACTATGCTAACGCTAGGTGTTGAAATGGTGTAGCTTACTGTTGATTCTGGTTGCGGCAATGTCGCTGTTGCTTCTGCGCTGAATGTTGGCGCAGGTACCGTGTAGTTAACATCTGCAACGTAGCCCGTCAGTGTCGCCGATGCGTCAACACTGAATTGAGGTGCTGCGATTGTATAGCTGACATCTGCGATTGGTTGAGGTAATGAAGCCTTAGCACTAGCGTTAAACGCTGGCGCTGCAATACTGTAATCCACGGTAGCCGTTGGTTGTGACAGTGTCACATTAGCCGATGCGCTAAATGTTGGCGCATTTACAGTGTAAGCAACTGACGCACTAAAGCCTGGTATTGTGGCGCTCGCTTCTGCGTTAAATGACGGCGCGTTAACCGTGAAATCAATATCGCCTATCGGTTGCGGCAAGTTGGCCGTTGCGTTGGCTGTAAAGCTTGGTGTATTGACAACAAAAGACACATCGATAATCGGTTGTGGCAACGTCGCGCTACCATTGACGCTAAAGCTTGGCGCGTTAATCGTAAAACTTGCGCCTGCGCTTGGTTGTGGCTGCCATGCATCAGCGCTAGCCGTGAATGTCGGAGCGCTTATTGTGTAGTTTACATCTGCGCTTACTGGGTTAAATATACCATCATCAACCTCAAAATCATATACGCGCAGATTGCCGTCAGTATATAACGCATGGTAAAAACCAGCGTAATTACCTGTTGTTATTTCCGAGTCAGTGACAGAAATCACTTCTACACCGTCAACTTTTGCGGCAATAGTGCTGCCAATCGCGCTTAACTCAAATTCGTTACTTTGCGATGCGTTGAAACTGACCTGTACTGATGCCAGCAGGCTTGCAGAGCCGTTGATGCGCTTAAATAGAAAAAGATTATCCTGACCGCTAACTGCTTGGCGCATATTTAACGAGTAGTTTGTGCCTGCTGTGCCGCGCTGATTGTCAGACCTAGCAACCAACTGAAACCTGTTATCTGCCCCGCCTGCGTTTATTGTTGCTGTGACAATCTGGTCACTTTGCCCAGTATCTATCCAAGCTGAGTCCCCAGTTGCTGCAAACTTTACAGCCCCACTTCCATCCAATTCTACAAGATTTGGATCGTCCTGATTCCACCCAGTGCCAACAATATCAATATCTGGCGCATGGTCCGCTATATCAGTGCCGTTAGCTCCATTGAAATCATCAAAAACTAAAATGGCCATTACATAACGCCATATAAATCATCAATGTGATGCGTTTGGTTTGATGACGCTCTAACCAAGTAATCTCCTGATTTTGACAACTCTGGCGCAGTTCCTACATGCTTTTTCACACCTTGAACATAAATATACAAGTGCGGCCTATGTGCTTCTACGTCTTGTGTTAGCGTGATTTTAATCCAGCCGTTAAAAGGTGTAACTTCTTTCTGTGTGATCGGCAAACCCTTTGCGCGTTTGAAGTCGTATTCTGTGGCGTTGGCGTGTGGGCATATCGTGAAGTTGGCGTAACTCAAGCAGTCATCAGCAAACGACTGATTGACAGCGTCAATGCTTACCATGTGAGCAAGTAACTGCTGGTTACCTTGCCCAACAGGATGACTAGACATAACGTTAAACTCTTGAACGCCGCTTGAAACTGCAAGCCAGAATCCTTTAGCGCTTTCATCTGTTGCAGCCTGTAAGGATGTTATGCACTGGTTTTTAGTCAAGAAAACAACAATCATGTCGTGGCTAATCATGCGCCCTTTCTGCTCTGTGTATTCCTTAGATTCTTGAAGTGTATCGAATTGACTTAACAGCATGATTATTCCTCGCGTATGTATTGACTTAGTATACGCTTTGTTCAGGCGAAAAAAAAGCCTGCGGGAGATGCAGGCTTAAAGGGAGATTGTGAAAGTGTGATTGATTGGTCACGGGTTAATCATTACACGGCACATACTTTAAGTCAAACGGGTATTTCGTGTTTAACGCATCAATGTTGTGCGTTTGCTTCATGTGTTGCGCGAATGCGTTTATAGCTTCGTGCGTTGTATTGGCAGATTTAAACACTTTGTAATGCTTTCTGTCTTGGTGCATGTATGCGAATTGAGGGGCTAGCATTTGCGTTTCCTAACCATCAACTTCAACAACTCAAATCCACCAAAAACAATGCCGCAACTTCCCACCGTTAAAAACACAAGCATTGATAAGTGATATAGCAACCCTGTTTGTATAAATCCGTACATCAGTCTTGCTCCTTGCGCAGACTCAGCTCATGCTCTTCACGCGCCAAGGAAATTATATTCTTTGCCGTTGGTTTGAATTTACCAGTGTCTGGCCAATTCTCACCATCCCAGTCTAAAGTGAAGCGATTGCAAAACATCCACGACTGCATAAACCAGTCATACAGGCTGTGAGCATCCTCGCCCTCACCCCAATAGCTCAACCCACCTCCAACCATAAGACAGCCTGTAACGCTACTTCCTTTTGAATCTGCGTAATCAGTTGGACACTCATTATTCTGCCACACATCGTAAAACTGGCTCGGGGCAACCTCAAAAAGTCGCTTACTGACTTTTTTCTCTATTCTTGGGTTCATCACTCTTGCTCCTTGCGTAGTTGTTCAATGCTGGTTGTCTCAATCCTATGCTCGTGACTTTTGAGCATGTAGAGAGGTATATAGCAATTGCCGTCGGTGTTAGGGTAAAAAGACCCTTCCTCTACTTTTGCGTATTTAATTTGAGAGCCGTTAGTAAAACCAACATGCAACAACTCTTTAGTCGCAAGCTCTTCCTCCAACTCCTTCACACGCTCATTAGCCTTTGCTAGTTGTGTGCGTAGGGTTTCGATTTCACTTCTAGCATTACCGAATAAATCAGCCAAAGCTACCGCACCCTGCCTTCTGTGCAATCTGGCTTGCACTCTCAACATATCTTGTAAATCATCCACTTCCCAATCTCCTTTGTTCGCTTTGGTGAATGACTGACCGATACCACACTGACCAAGCTCATTACCCTATTTGCTATGCTTTCGGGCGCTTCTTGCGTTACATCCCTTGTAGCCATTCCCAAAACGCCCTATTGCTAGGGACGTTTAAACATTACACCGTAACCCATAACTTAACAACTCTGACCAGTTAAACTTCCGCTCGTTAACGGCATCAATGCAAACGCTCTAGCATAAGCGCCACCCTGTTTGATTTTGTTGCGGCGTATCGTTTCGCTGATAATCGAATGCTTGCGCGCTGCTCTTGAAATATCGCGCGACGTTAAGCCCAGGTGTTGAGCTGTTTTCTCACTACTCGTTAGATGCACGTTTTTAAATACTGCATCGTAAATTCGTTTTGCTGTTTTATCCATTGCCGTACTGCTCGCTGATGTTTGCAAATAAATGATATTTCCCGTCACGCTCGATAACCATGTGCTCAACTTTCAACTTCATGTATCGAGTTAACGTACCGCGCTGTATGCGTAACATGCGGGCAACCTTTGATTGATTGCCGCGTGTCATTACTAATAGGTCTGATATTGTTAGCATCACAACCCAGCCTCATTCTCAAGTTTTGTTCTGTATGCTTCGTGGAGTAGCGCCCTAGCCGTGCCAGTAAATAAATCGTTATTTACATCATTGGCTATCGTGATTGAGTCATCGAGTAACATTTCAACAATTATTTCCATTTGTTTTTTGTCGGTGGCCATAGCCTCAATCACATCGTAATACTTAATCGGCAACCCGTTATCATCACCCTCACGCAGCCTATCAACCGCCTCGGCTAGTTCTTGTTCGTTTATCATTGTTCTTCTCCGTAGATTTCGAATGCTGTTACTTTCTCTGTCGCGCATCTAAGCTCGTCAACGCTCAATGCAACACCTTCGCCAGATTCGCCTTCAACGCAAACCTTCACATCCAAATCACCATGCTTAGCGATAAGCTTAACCAAATCTCGTACTAGTATTGTTGCTTTCACTTTGCTAACTCCTCTAGTAATACATCAGCAATATTTATTGCGTCAGAGGCTATATTTTTAAAATGCTCCGGCGTCATTGGCTCGCAGTTGGGGTTTGCCATTATTCCCTGCATAGCCATAGCTGCAAAGTATTCGCGCTTGGTTAATCCCCATTGTGGTTCGTATTGTTCGTAATAGTTATTTGGATATACTGCATCGTCTTTCACTTTTCAATCTCCTTTAAAAACTAAGCGCACCTTAACACCGATTATGCGCTTAACAGATTAGACCAGTTAGATTATGTCGTAGTCGTGATTCAACGTGTCTATACCATACTGGGCATTGTAGAACTCACCACTGTTTAGCCTATCCCACGCCTCAGCCTTACTCATAGTCGGCTTGATGGGTTTTAGTGAGTCCGTAGGCACAAGCTTATTAAGCCCTTCACCTTTAACCCATGACATATAATCATCCGTAAAAACAACAATACACTTGCGACCATTCCACTTATGCGTCCACTTCTCGCCCTCTTGCTTAGCCTCTTGCTCTTTCACATAAGCTTCGAATTCGGCGCGGGTGCATATGACTTTTCTTGATGTGTACTCTTCTGTGCTGTATAGGAATTTATCATCAAAAACTATTACGTCTAATCCATCATACTTCCATCGACCACCAGCCCACGCATAAGCATCAGCAACGGTTTTCTTTGTCGTCACATGCTCCAGGTATCGCTCACACTTGTCGCTCTGTCCGACATATTCTGCAAACTCTCTAACCGCAGCCCTTGCGTTATCATTCCAATCAATCATTTGTTTTGTTCTCCAATTGCATTAACTCATCCCATGCCTTTTCGTGCTCACTTGACATCCTTGCCTTAGTGAACGCTATCTTAGCTATTTTCCTCAACCTCTCATTCTCCCTCACCAAATCAATCCAATCCTGTGGCGTTGGTGCTGTTGCTTTGATTTCTTTAGTCATAACCTGACACCTCCCCATCTTCATAAGTCCATCCTACGACGTGAGAATGCTCCCATACATAACCGATTATCTTGAATGTTACGCCTAGCTCACCGTAAAAAGCTTGTGTTCTGTATATCCGGCCTTCGTCGTCAATTGTCCTTACTGTCTCACCGTGCTTTGGTAGTCCGTCGCCTGGTTTAATCCAATTATCACTCACTTCTCAATCTCCTCTTGTTTATTGGTTAACTATACCAACCCATCGATAAAAACAAATGTCGCTCACCGCATCTTCAATCAAAAAATCTTATCGTAACCATAAATTTCTTTAATGGGTAAGCATATTTTGCATACAAAGTAAAGTAACTATTTGATTTTTAACCAGTAAACGCCGTTGACCCCTTTCTGCTCCCCCTAGCCTCCTCTTGATTCATCAAGTCACCTATCTGCACATCAGTTAAGCAGGTAAATAATCCGCTCTCATTCGTTTTCAGATAAACAGTACGAGGCAAATCGCCATGCCTAAACTTAACAGGTATCAACTCAACAACGCCACGTAATGCTGTATTCTCGTTTACTACTTCCTCCCTATGGCTTGCGATAATTAAATCGCTATCAGCTTCAATAGCGCTTGAACCATATATGTTTGACATTTGCGGGCGCTTTTCTTTATCCGTACCCCTGTTAGCCTGAGCCAATAGCAACACAGGCACTTTCACTTCTTTAGCCAGTTGCTTTAACCCCCGTGTAACTTCGCCAATCGCCAAATCTTCACGGTCTGCTTTTGGCAATGTCATAAGCTTCAAGTAGTCGATTACTATTAACGCCAACTTTCCACGACGCTTGATAGTAGTTTTTACCCTGTGTCGTATTTGCTGGAGTGACAAAGCCGGAGTGTCATCATAGAAAATATCCAACTGCTTTCTATCCATCATTCCTAGCACATCGCCAAGCTTTGCAAATTGATAATCGTTAAGCTCTCCAGTCTTTAATGCTTTCGGTCCGATACCCGCAGTGATACCAACAAATCTATCCATGATTTCATCTTTCGACATTTCCATGCTAAAAAACTTCACCGCCTCACGCTTTGCTATGTGACTGCATATCAACTGCGCGATTAATGTTTTACCATGTGACGGTCTAGCAAATAGCGTAACAAGCCAATCTTCACCAATGCCTATGATTTCATCATCTAGCCTTTCAATGCCAGTCTTTAAACCTACCGCACTTCTATCGCCTTTTTGTCTTGCCTCTAGCCTGTCAATAAAGCTCGAACTTAAATCACCTATATGATTCGGCTCATACCCGCCGCTTAGGTCAATCTTTTGCGCCTCATTGCCAATGTATTGCAATACTTCGCTGTTTGGCTGCTTGTCGTATATCTGGCTTATGCCGTTGTGCAGTACGCCCATGATTTCTCGTGCGTTGTACTTATCCGCTACAATCTCAGCATACTGTAAGGCTGTTGCCGTTGAAGGTGTGCTTTTGCCTAATTCGGCGATATAAGCAAACCCGCCGCACTCATCCAACTTGTTTAGCTTATCCAGCAAGTCAGTGATGGTGATTAGGTCGCGGTCTTTTAGTTTCGTCATGGCTCGGTATATTTCCTGGTGAGCCATGTTATAAAACATTTCTGGTCTTAGCGTGTCGGTCACTTCTAGCGCTTTATGCTCGTTAGCATCCATCATCATTAAAGCGCCTAAAACGGCTTGTTCTGCCTCAATGCTGTGTGGTGGGATGTTTGTGTTTTCCATTACTTACCCCGCGAACTATTCCATGTGAAAGATGCAAGCATTCCATTATCATCTTTAAGCCTATCGACAACCCTCTCACCAATAACAGATCTAAGTCCGTCAATGTCAAGGTTTGAAACAAGGCAGGTGGGCAGCATTTCACGATACCTAATATCAATAATCTCATTAATCATTCTGTACTCGTAATCAGTAAGCTTGTAAGCACCAATCTCATCAATTACTAGATAAGGGCAATCCCTTGTTATTTGATCCATTATTTCTCTTTCTGGCATTTGGTTGTGAGCTAAGTTATCCCTAAACGCCCTGCCTATTCCTGATGCTGTAGACATAACTGCGCCATCAATTGAATTTACAATGCAATTAGCCAGCATAGTTTTGCCTGTTCCGCAATTCCCAACCATAATAAGGTTTCTTTTTTCTGACGCTGCCGAAATTGCGCTACCTTTTGCAATCTCCATTTCTGGGTTACTTGATTTCCAGTCTTCAAATTTAGTGTTTTCATATCTCATAATTACCAGCCTTTTGAGTAGTCTTGTGTTTTAGTTGGATTTCTAAAATCTGTATTAGGTTTTGATTTTGCAGCTGCTAGGTAACCATTAAAGTTTTTTGCACTAAAAAGCGTTGACGGTCTCAGATATTGGCACATCTTTTCATCATTACCCCATTCTGCGCTTTTTGCGTCTACAACCATTTTGATATCATCCGAAGTGAAACCGTCTGATATTCTTGCGGTAATATTTTGGATGTGTGACTTAGTTGAGTGCTTGTACTTGCTGCCAGTCACTTCATTAAGATATTCAAGGCAAAGTCGCGCTTGCTCGACAATATCTTTATTTGGTTCTTGGTTCTTGGTTAATGGTTTATGGTTAGCATTGCTTTCGCTATGCGTTCGCATACCTTTCGCATTATCTGCGCTATCCTTTTGCTTTGCCCATCTAGCTTCAGCGCTCTTTTTGGCTTTCTCTGACTTCTCCTTGTATGCATCAATATCCTCACTGGCTCTTTTGTTAATCCAGCCCTCTTCGGTCTCGCACCAAAACTCATTTAGAACCTGTCTTATTTCCTCTTGATTCTCGCGCATAACAATAAGCCTTGCTATTGACGCAATTTCACAAGGCAAAGGCTTTTCTGTGTCGTAGTGAAGGTCAAGCATGCGTCTATATGCGATATCTTCTAGTGGTGTTAAGTGCTTGGTTGACTTTGAATAGTCACCAATATTGAATTGGTAGTAATGCATGGTATAATTAACCTCGTAATGCACGTTTAACCCCGTAGGCTTGCCAGAGCCAATTATCGGGGTTTATTTTTTTACGTACTGTGTTTTCTTCTCAAATCCTAAATCGTCAAGAATTTGCTTTGTTGGGTTTCTCTTGCCATTTATAACAGAGTTGACAAGCGCAACGCTTACGCCAAGATATTTGGCATACTCAACTTGATTCTTGAAATCAAGGTAAGCCCTCTTTTTCATCTCTTTTATTATAACTTCACATTGCATAATATTAAACCTTTTTTGTTTATTATACCAGTGTTGTGCTGGTGGTCAATTACTTTGAGTTAAGCGCATTTGCTACCACTTCTGAGCAATCTCCGCATAGGCATTTATTCCCATGCTTTTCAAACCCGACAACGCCTATATTCTCTCCAATTTTAAATTTATGGTTGCATCGAAAACATGAGCTCAGCTTGTCTCGCATTTTACTTCTTATTCTCACAAAATTTTCATCGTAAACGCAAAAGTTTGATTTCGACCACTTGATATTGTAATTCGTGGTTTTTGTTTTTGTTATGACCAAGTCACTCACTTCATTTCCTCCACTATAACCGCCGTCCTCGTTTCATGTATCACATACCCGCCATAAACCTTATTGCGTGATTTACCGCTGTATAACGGCATTCCTTTAGGGTTTGCGTGTAAGTGTTCGTCTAGTGCTATTTGTGCGCGTGGTGCGCGTGAGTCGCATTTAAATCGGTGTTCTTTCATCATTTCACCTGTATCAATTCTTTTTCGTAAAGCTTCATTTGCGTTTCTTGTAGCGCCCTCATTTGGTCATGCATATCAACCTTGCCGCTGTCTAACCATGAGTGACACCAATTGCAGCCATACACGCCGAATAAATCGGGCGATTTAAACCCCATGCCGCGATAGTTGCTTTGCAGGTGGCAAAATACAACTGTCTCACCATCTTGGCACTGCGGGTGAACTCGCAAGCTGCATGATTCGTTACGTGCGCTTTCGCGTATTTTCTTTGATTTAATCATTAGACTTTTCCTTCTCCATAAAATACTCACTCTCGCGTGGAATCATGTGTTTAATGCCGCGCTCTGTCATGTATTGTTCGTGTTTTAGCATTGCATTAAATCGCTGCCCTTTGTCAGCTATGTTGTCACCTGATTTAGCCCAGGAAAGGCGATTGCCTTGCGCGTCAACACCCAACCATTGAGCCGTAAATAATTCATGCGCATCATCAGCGTTAAATGGTCGTTTGCCGTAATGCTCGCCTTTTGGGTTTATCATTAGCGGCATAGTTACGCCGTTAGCAGCCATAAATTCAGCGGTTGAAGCCATCCAGCTACGCCAGAGACGGGATGAACTCCAATTACCCGATTCAGGATAAGGCTCTAGTGTGATTTTAATGTCCTTGCCTAGCTTGAAAGCCTCTTGCAGGTGGAATTTAACCATCAAAGTCCAATCGTTAGGCTTTGCTATTGGCAGCTTATCGGTTATTTTCATTACTCACCTGCCTTTACAAATTCGCTAACTGACACATTGAAAAACATTGCCATTTTAGATAATAGGCGTGGATTGTTCTCGCCTAGCAATTTTGAAAGATACGCATTAGTTATCTTTAGGTATGCAGCTAGGTCTTTTTGCTGCTTTTCGTGCATTGCGCACATTACTTTTACTGATTTTTTGAGATTCATACTTGTTTACCTTTTGAGTTTGTTTATACTAGGTATCAATCATTATAAATGGTAAACTAAATAACGCAATGGATAACTGGTCGGAGTTGTTAAACTTTAAAAATTCGCGTACATTTGCCACATCGAATCAACTGGAGATTTTAAATGCGAGTATATCGCGGTCAATGGCGCAAGCCACTAAAGCAGAAAACGCCTAATGCTGGCACAAAAAACAAAGCACAGCATAAGCGTAAATTTTTATGCAATGACGGCCCGCTATCAGGTCAATCATTATTTTTAACTGATGGTATCAGTGCAATTTTTACAATAAACGGCATTAAAGGCCGTTACAACAATGGAGATTGGGAACAATGCTAAACGTATTGGATGAATACAAAGGTGATAATTTTCACGTATACAACGCGGATTGTGTAGAAGTAGCAAGTCAACTACCTGACAATAGTATCGGCTTTAGCGTGTACTCGCCGCCGTTCTCGTCGCTTTACACTTACTCAAACAGCGATCGCGATATGGGTAACACTAAAAACCATAGTGAGTTTTTCGAGCAGTACAAATACTTAATTAAAGAAAAGTTACGCATTACAAAGCCAGGTAGATTAACGGCTGTGCATTGCATGAACCTTCCAACAACTAAAGGTCGCGACGGTTTTGTTGGTATGTACGACTTTCGCGGTGAAATCATTAAGGCGCACATTGAAGCTGGATGGATTTATCATAGTGAAGTTTGCATATGGAAAGATCCTGTATTAGCGATGCAGCGCACTAAGGCAAGAGGATTGCTGCATAAAACTGTAAAGACTGATTCATCAATGAGCCGCCAGGGTATTCCCGATCATGTAGTCGTTTTCGTTAAGCCTGGCGATAACGACACACTGATTGATGGCGAGTTTAAATACTATGTTGGCGAGCAGGATTTAAATGAATACATCGCACGGCAAGCGCCGGATGCAATAAGCGGCCAGAAGTTTGTCGAGCGTATACTCGATGATGGGCGCACCCGTCAAAATCGCGAAACAGGCAGTAGTATCGACGTATGGCAGCATTACGCAAGCCCAGTATGGTTCGATATTCGTCAAACCAATACTTTGCAATTTAAAAGTGCTCGTGATTCAGAAGATGAACGTCACATTTGCCCACTGCAGCTTGACGTTATCGAGCGATGCAATCAGTTGTGGTCTCGTGAGGATGATGTGGTATTTAGCCCGTTCTTAGGTATTGGATCGGAGGGATACATCGCATTGCAAATGGGTCGCAAATTCATCGGCACTGAGCTTAAACCATCTTACTTTAAACTTGCTTGTAAAAACCTAGACAAAGCAACCAACCAAGAAAAACAAACGGAGTTATTCTAATGATCACTATTGCGAAAAAATACGCAGAAGAAATTAAGCAAGTATGTCAAGCGGCTGCGAGTCGCGCATCAATCCAGGCTTTCGAGAATATTTATATTCATGCAGATGAAAGCGGTACTGTTAAATTAAAGGCTGGCGACTCAATGATTGAGATTACTCGGTTCATTGCGGCTGATAAATTTGAATCCGGCTTTGAAACGACGGTGAATGCACCTAAGTTCCTGCAAGCTTTTAACGCTTGCTCTGGTGATGTTCAGATTATTGTTAAAGATAAAATGACCATAAAGTCAGGTAAGCGCAGATTTACACTGCCGATCATTAGCGCTGAGTCCTACCCAGCATACCCAGAAATGGATGACGCGCAAAAGATTGAGTGCGACGGGTTTATTGAAACCGTTAAGCAGTCAGCGTGGGCGGCTGGCAAGAATGATGTTAGATACGTTATAAATGGTGTTTATATTTCAAAAGATGCCGTTGGCACTAACGGTCATAAGATGGCTGTTACCCCAATCGGCCTGGATTGTGAAATTATTTTGCCAATAGAAACGATTAACAAAATCCCAGCCATTGACGGTGATATTTATATCAGTGATTCGGTTATGGCTATTAAGTCAAAAGACGTTGAGTTTAAAACTAAGTTAATAGATGGCAGATACCCAGACTACAAGCGAGTTATTCCGACTTGCGACAAAACTGCAAGCGTTGACCTAGATGAGTTTAAAAGTGCCGTTAAAGCTGCTCAGATTACAGCTAGCAGTCAATTTAAAACCATTGTCATGTCATTCGGTAGTGAGTGCAGTATTAGCGCGACAAGCTCTGATAAGCGTGAAGATTCATCTATCGGGTTCGAGTGTGATTGCTCTGATGCATTTGAGTTTGCCGTCAACTCCTCGTACCTGTTAGAAGCATTAAATGAGTTAACGTTGCCTAACGTTGAGCTTCAATTCTCATATGGGATGATGATGATTGAGGAGGCGGGTAAAAAATTAATTATTTGCTCAGTGAGATTGTGATGGAATATCAAGAATTTTTAAAACAGAAAGAATTTAACAAGGTTTCAGTTGGCTTTATGCCAACTGACCTAAACGAAAACCTATGGCTGCACCAGCCTGCTATTGTCGAGTGGGCTTGCCGTCGAGGTCGAGCTGCTATTTTTGCTGATACTGGTTTAGGAAAAACATTAATGCAGCTTGAATGGGCTAATCAGGTTTCACAGCATACTGGGAAGCCCGTGTTACTTCTTGCGCCGTTAGCTGTTGGCAGGCAAACAGAAAGTGAGGCGAAAAAGTTTAATATTTTATCGTCGTGCAGGTTTGTTGAAAGGCCGTGTAGCGTTACGCGCATACAGATAACCAATTATGAAAAGCTTGATCACTTTAACCCAGATGATTACGCGGGTATCGTCATTGATGAAAGTTCAATACTTAAAGGACAAACGGGCGCATACAGAAAGATGCTAACTGAATTTGCTGCGAACATCGAATACCGACTAAGTTGCACCGCTACGCCAAGTCCTAATGATTTTATGGAGCTAGGTACGCAATGCGAGTTTTTAGGGATCATGTCACAAGTTGAAATGCTATCTATGTTTTTTACTCATGATGGCAGCGAGACTCAAAAGTGGCGATTAAAAGGGTGGGGCGCATCTAAGTTTTGGGATTGGCTGGCAACGTGGGCGGTCGTCATTTCTAGCCCTGCCGATCTTGGTTTTGATGGCTCAAGCTATGATTTGCCGCCATTAAGTATTGATGAAGTTATTCTCCATAAAGACAAAAAAGATGGCTTATTTGCCGATGTTGCTATGGGGCTTAGTGCTGCAAGACTGGCAAAGAAGTCGAGCGTGGAATCCCGCGTTAAAGCTTGCGCCGATTACGTCAACTCGTTAAATGAACCTTGCTTGATTTGGGCTGAAACAAACGAGGAAGCCGATTTACTAGAAAAGGCAATTGATAATTGCGTCCAGGTCGCAGGCTCAACCAAAGAGGATAAAAAAGTTGATTATCTTATTGGGTTTTCTCAGGGTAAATATGACCGATTGATCACCAAGGCGAAAATAGCGGGCTTCGGGCTTAACTGGCAGAACGCCTGTAAAATGACTTTCGTTGGTGCTACCTACTCATTTGAGCAGTTTTATCAAGCTGTACGCCGTGAGTGGCGTTTTGGCCAGACAAAGCCTGTTACTGTTAAGGTTTTTATGACCGAAGAAGAAACAGGCATACATAGCGCCATGCTTGCAAAGATGGAAAATGACAAGTTGATGCGTCGCGAAATGATCAAGGTTATGTCTGAATCGATGAAAAAAGAGATAACGGGCGCATCAAGCGAAAAAGCGGAATATAATCCAACAGAAAACGCTTCGATGCCAAGCTTTCTGTAACTGGTCTAATCTGTTATGCGTCGATAATGGCGCATAATGCCTTACCTATTAAAGGAGATTGAAAGATGAGTAAGCCGATTGATTTCTGGGCTAAGGTCGAAAAGACCAACCCGAAATACACAAAAAACGCCAACGTATCAGGCCAGCAGCGAACCGCTGTTGATGCGCAATATAAAAAGAAAATGATTACTGAGCAATTTGGCATGTATGGCTTAGGCTGGGGCGTAAAGCCTGAATCTGAAAAATACGAGCGATGCCACTTTGAGAATCAAACCTGCATCTTAACTTATACAGCAACGGCTTTTTATAAGTGGGAGGGTGAGGTTGCAGAGTTCCCAATCGCCGCACAAATAAAAGAGTCATACGTAACTAAAAACGGCTCTGGATATTTAAAGATAGATGATGAGGCAGTCAAAAAGGTTCGCACCGATGCGCTAACAAAAGGGTTTACAGACCTTGGCTTTTGCGCTGACATTCACATGGGTATGTTTGACGACCAAGATTATGTTCACGGCGCTCAAATGGCGGCATATGCTAAAGAGCAGGATGAAAAAGAAGAAGCGGCGAAAAAGTCATACGATGAAATAAAGGCGTGGTTAGCCAATGAGCTTAAATCAGCTGAGACGGTTAGCAGTAACGAAGCGTATAACCGCGCCATTGATAGGTTAAAACAGAAAGTTGAAACGAAGTGTAAAGTGGCTGGATTGGCTAGTCGCGGATTTACCGATAAACTTGAAAACTCTAAACGGGAGATTGTGAAATGAGTAACATTGTAATTTTTAAAGACATGACGACTGAGGAAAAGCTTATCCAGATTGAGGAGCAATCAAAACAGTTTGAAGGCTTGGTTGTAGATATGAATAAACCAGCGGATCGCAAAAAGGTTAAGGAAAGCGCCGCTGTAATTAACGATATACTCAAAAAGCTAGACCGCGCACGTATTGACCGCAAAAAGGAGTACGCGCAACAGGTAGAGGATGAGGCAGCTTTTATTCGTGGCCGTTTAGAGTCAGCTAACGCGCCATTAACTGCATTAATCGACGCGCACAAAGAGCAAGAGAGACTAAAGCGAGAAGCGGAGAAAGCTCGTCAAGATGAAATCGACAACGCATTTTCTAGAATGAATGACATGGCAATGGAGGCTATTGGGCAAACATCGACTGTCATTGAGTCAATTATTGATGAATTAGCTGATTATGATTTTAACCCTGACACATTCCAAGAGCGCACCGAGGATGCTGTTAAAAAGCATTCTGAGTTGATGCAGCGCCTTGATATGATGAAGCAGCAAGCAACGGCACAGGAAGAGTTGGAGGCAAGAGCCGCAGAAATCGAACGCAAAGAGCGTGAGCAGGCAGAAAAGGAAGAGGCTGAACGTTTACGTATTGAGCGTGAGAAAATCGCACATGAAGCCGCAGAGAAAGCCAGAATCGAAGCGGAAGAACGCCACCAGCGAGAAATGCAAGAGGCTGAACAGCGTCGTATTCGTGAAGCTGAAGAAGCCAAGCAAAGAGAAGTCGAAGCCGAGAAACGCGCAAAGGCGCAAGCGGAAGCTGCATCACAAGCAGAGCGTGAGCGCATCGAGGCTGAGCGATTGGCTAAAGAAGAGGAAGAGTGCAAGCGCGAAGCAGACCGCAAGCACAAAGGTAAGGTTCATTCCGAAATAGTAAAAAACCTTACTAATGCAGGCTTGAGTGAGTCTGATGCGAAAAAGGTGGTTGAGTTAATCGCTAAAGGCCAGGCTGGCAACGTGCGGATTTATTACTAATGATTATCATAGGAATAGACCCAGACAGTAGCGCTAATGGCGTTGCTGTATACCGAAATGGATCTCTAGTCGAGTTACTTTCGCTAAACACTTTCCAGTTAATCACTTTTATAGCTTGTTGCCTGTCTGAATCCGATGTGGTAGTGCATATAGAAGATGTTTTCGGTATAAGTGCGGCATTTACAGCAAGAGATAAGAAAAAGTCTTTAGCTGTAAAGTTAAAGATGGCTCAGCATATAGGCATGTGCAAGCAGGCTCAGATTGAGGTTGAAAGGATATGCGAAGCCTACGAGGTTAAGGTAGTAAAACACAAAGTTTCTAAAATGTGGAAAGATGCCGATTCAGGCAAAAAGCAATTTGAATCAATCACTGGCTGGAAAGGTCAGAGCAACCCAGATAAGCGAAGTGCGGCGTATTTTGGCTGGCTTGGCGTAACTTCAAAGAGGAAATAAAAACATGGCAAAACGATTAGTAGCAAAAGTTGGCGAGTACCAAAAAGACGGCCAAACAAAAGGCGAGTACGTGAAAATTGGCGTGATACTGGAAAATCAAAACGGCGAATATATGCTTATTGACCCTTCTGTCAGCCTGTCCGGTGTGCTAGCTAAGCAGAATGCAATGGCTGCTAATTCAGGTCAGCCTGTTCGTGATAACGTAATGGCAAGTATTTTTACTGACCAAAATCAGCAGGGCGGTTATCAGCAAAACAATCAGCAACAAAGTAATCGCCAGCAACATAATCAGCAGCAAGGAAATTACAATCAAGGCAATAATCAGCAGCGCAGCAATCCGCCTGCAAATAGCTATCAGCAGAACGGCGAGCCAGACTTCTCGTTTGATGACGACTAGCTTCGGCTAGTTAACATATAGAGAATAATTGACATGCCGTTTTAAATTTAAACTAAACACAACCAGGGCGCACCACGCGCCCAAGTGAGGGAAGATGTTATATAGAAATTACACCATTAAGAAACTCAGAGAGTTAGGTAGCAAGTTAGGCAGGGATGGCGTATCTGAAGAGGTGCAAAAATGCATTTCAGAATACGATGGAAGCTATAAAGGAGCAATGGAGTTATGCGGCAAGCTTTTTGTAATGGCTGAAATGTCAACTTTCGACACGTATTGGGAAGAGCAAACTCAAAGAGGAGTCGATAAGCAGACCTCAATATGCTGCGAATTAATGAGGAATGAAAAATGAAAACAACACTACTAAGCCTAATCAGCGATGTAACGATTTGGCACTACAATAGAAATTTAATTAACGGTTCTAGCGACAAAGACCAATTCCATAAGCTCATCCAGGAGTGCGCAGAGCTATCGGATAACATATGCAAAGGAAACGACATACGCGACGATATAGGCGACATTCTTGTTGTACTGATAAACATAGCAGAGCGTAACTGCTTGACGTTACAAGAGTGCTTACAGGTGGCGTATGACGATATTAAGCATCGTAGAGGCCGAATGGTTGACGGTGTGTTTGTCAAGGAGGCTGATTTGAGTCCAGAGTGGCCAGAAAAATCAGGCGATAACATGGAGTTTACGCATTTGACAGGTGAAGCGGTTAAAGCGGGAGTCGTGAAGAGCAAATTGAAATGCGTATCATGTATGCGAAAGTCTGGATTCGTATGTCCGCATTATTCCACTGCTACTATGCAGTTTTGCTTTAAGTGCAATTGTAACACGCCTCACATTCATGAGTTTAAGTTTAATAACCCCTAACTGGTCTAATCTGTTAAACCCGCATTAGGTGGTATTGTGTGGGTGTTGATTGAAAAGGAGATTGGAAGTGAATATATACCTTGTTAGATATAGCGGATTATGGCTTGGAGGAGAGGCTTTTGTATTTGCTGATAACGAAAGCGAAGCCTTGGAGAAAGTAAAGAATGATAAGCGCACGTCGAATTTTACGGAAGTAAAAGTAAAAAAAGTTGAATCGTCTGGTGTGTTCTACAACAACAACGGCGATTACTAACATGAGCCAAAAACCAACCCGACTAAAGCAGTTGTGCAATGAAAGTCCGGCGCTTGGTAAAAAGCTAGCTGAGATTTTCCTTGCTGGACCAATTGGCGCTTACGACAGAAATAACGGCACACCAATATTTCAAGGCCAGATAAACGCGCATTACCACTGCAAGGATAAATATCTAACTCCGCATGAGTTAATGCAAGAAATGGCTAAAAGCGGTTTAGGTAATTGTGGTGTATCGGTTTCAATAGGCGATGTTCGCGGCTTGCTCTTTAGGGAGTGGAATCACGGGCGAATGGAAAGAAAGCGACTTGATTGCAGCGTATCAGACAGAATGATGTGGGCTTACAAGTCAATTAAATAACGAGCATCCGCGCAGTAGCTCACAAGGAGTGACACATGAGAAGCACAGATATAAACAGAAAGGCGCAACTTAAAGCTTTACTGATTGCGGTTGCTACAATAGCGATACTGATGTATTGCGGGTATTAGTTTCACGCCGCCTAGAATTACAGACAATCCTGTCATAATCGGTTGTTTAACATGGTCTTTGTCTAGGCGGTTTCTTTTACACTGGTTGCGGATTTCTTTTAACCTTAGTGATTGACGCGTAATGCTGTTATATCGGGTGTCTACTGCATTTGACGATGTATCGAGTAACGGCTTAACCGCAACCAGTTTTTTTATTTTTGGAGATTGATATGAGTGAATGGATAAGTGTTGATGATAGGTTGCCAGAGATGATTGGTAGAGGCGATAGAAGTGAGTCAGTCCTAATTCTTAGAGACACAAAAGACAGGAAGAATTCATCTCAAGCAATTAGCTTTTTGTGGTCAGATGCAATGATTATGAGCATGAGTTTTAATGATGAATTTTCTCATACTGACACATGGAACGGTCAAGAATCGAATGGGTATCGCGTAACTCATTGGATGCCACTACCTGAGCCACCTAAAGGAGAATAGCATGCACTCAATAGTAACACGTTTCAGATTTGGAGATAGATTACAGGATATAGCGCAAGAGTTAAAGATAACCGTAGAGCAAGTAATCGCGGTTTTGCGTGAGAATAGTAAACAATGGGATGGGGTGAATAGATGAAAGGCTTTGTAAAGGTTGACAGAGAGACTGTTAGAGCTTCTGTTTTCAATTATAAAGAAAAAGAGAATCTTTACTATGATGAACTGACCAGAGCTAAACTTGTGCTGGAAAGTCAATATGATGAGCTATCTTGGTGGGATAGATTTTGGAACGATGATAGTCGAACATCTAGATGGAGAATAGTGGCTAAATGTAAAAAGCTGAAAGGCGTTTACAGTATAATATGGACTGATTGGCTAACAGTATTTAAAGACGCCTCGATAGTATCAGAAGAAACTTATGAGGATCTAAAGGTCACTAGATGGTGGGCTGAGCACCATTGCAGAGTGGTTGATGAATTAGAAGAAATGTCAAAAGCAGGAAATGAGATTTTTCTTTCACCGATGCAAGCTGAATTTGTTAACGATTACAAGGATGACTAACAAAGCCCCGCAAATAGCGGGGTTATTTATTGCGCCCCGTTACTCTTAACATTCGCATAGTTAACGCCAAAGCTAGCCGTTACGATAACGCCGAATAGCGATGTAATAGGCACAAACAAATCTGTGACTTTACCCGTAGTAGCCGATATAGCAACCATAGCACCATCTAAGACTAATTCAGTGTTAAGCCCTATCAAGTTAACTATAAACTCTAAAAATAGGAGTGCAAGTACGCTCACGACGTATATTTTGTATAACTGAGTAACGTCACGGCTTAACTGTCTACGCATAGCTCCGTTTGGGTCAAGCGCTTTAATCATTACCGTTTTAGCTTCGGCTTTTTCTAAGTCCGTTTCAATCCACTCAGTCGCGATATTTTCAACGGTTTGCATCGTGCCACCACTGGTAAAAAACTTTGCGATACCTGTTAGCCAACTCATATATCATCCCAGCCATCAGTTAACCCTAAATCGCCCCAATCTTCTTCTATTCCAAAACCCCAATCTTCTTCGGTTATGTATAATCTTGGCCCTACCATAATCAAACCCTCTCAAAATGCGGCATATCGATAAAACTCTTGAAGTGACCACCCCACCTTAAATTAACATCAAGTCTAATCGCAGCCTCTAGCATCGCACAAGCGACTTGTGAAAGGTGCTCCGGCTTCCAGCTAGCCTTACCATCAACATAGGCGTATACGTCTACTGCGTTGCCCGTTTGGTGGTATGATTTCTTGTTGTAGCCATCGGCTTTGGATTTACCATCTAAGAAAAGTTTATGCTGTGCTTCTGCGGTGCGATATCCGCCTGTTGAAGGAATGCCGAAATCTATCTTTGTTAGTTGAATTGCCAGTTTAACAACGTCCACTAATTCAGGGTGAACGCCGTCGAGGTTTCTTAGTGAGTTTTTGCTTAATTTGAAAGTCATGTGATATCCATAACAACCTTAATAACTATCATTATAATGGCAGCCGCAACTCCCCACATAAGCTTATTTGCAGCATTAACAAAGCTATCAGCAACGGCTAGCTTACCATTGACGTCTGAAAGCTTCTCAGTGACCGTTTTTAAATCACCCTCAAGTGAGGTTACGCGCCCACTCATACTGTTCAACTCGGCTTGATAGACGCGGATTTCTGTCACGACTTCCGTTAGCTTTTCTACGTTCTTTGCCAGCCCGTCTATCACTTCTTTTTGCTCGCCCTTGTAAGTCGCTAGCTCCTGCCTCAACTCTTGGCGTAATTGATTCGCCTCTTCCATCGTTATCTTGCCCATTTATGTATGCCCACCCTAGCATCAAAAATATCGTCGCTATCGCTGCCATAACGACACATAGTATAAAAACGATAAATAACACTGATGCCACCTATGCCTATTATAAAAGAATCTGCAAGTATAATAATTAGACGAAAGTTTAAAGCCGACTCGTAGTAAATATAATCCGCATACAAAGCCGTTGCCGGATAAATCATTAGTGCGTACATAATAGCACCAACAAGATATATACTAGCATACAAAATCAATTGGTTAGACTTTGTTTTTATTGCAAAAAATGTAGATAAGACAGACACGGCGATAAACGCCGCGCATAATGAAGCGTGGTAGTATTCAGTGTAGTAAGATAATTCCGCTAAGAATACGAGTAAAAATGCAAATGCGACTACGATTATCTTAAATAATCCGCATATCACTTTTTACTCGGCTGCGGTCTTGGTTGTGGTTTCTTGCGCTTACCTGATGGCATAACCATGCCTCCATTGTCATAAAAGTCACTACACCATATCACAATAAAAAGCCCCAA